ACCTTTGTAATATGATCTAACTGATCCTTGGTGAGAATCCTAAGTGCCTGGAGTGCTTTATCGTCATTATAACCATAATACTCTTTGACTACTTCAAGATAATCAATAGAATCTTTTTTCGCCCAAGGAGAAAATCTCTTCCTTGGTTTGATACTATTTAGAAGAAAATCATATTGAAGTTTCTTGGGGAGGTGAGAATTCTTATTCATCTCATTGACAAACAAGATAGTATCTGTAAAAGAACTTAGGCAGCGATTAATAATATATGGTGGGTATGCTTTTTCAGCATCAGCATCATTCTCAAGAATGTTTTTCTTGGATTGATTGATGCTGTATAGGTAATCTTTCAGTTGGTATGTCATTCCAGTGTCTCACGACCCCCGCGATAATGAATAAATTAGTAATGAAATAAGTAATGAATATAATAGTCCGTATACCAGCAACGTAATCTGCTTCTCTGTCATTGTCAAGTGCCTTCTTTCCTAGAGCTTTACACCACAGTCGCCAAATCATTTGAATACAGCAGTAACAGAAACAACTTTAGCTTTAGGATTGCGAGCAAGAGCAGTCTGGCGAGCATCCTGATAATTAACTGCTTCAACGATCTCATCAAAAACACGACCGCCGACATAGAGTTGAACTTTAATTTTCATAGTTGTAAAGGACGAGTTCCTTGCGTTCTGCTTGATCTATTGTATAGGATCCCACGCTCCTCATGGTGTAGGTGTGTGCAAATTCTCCAACTGTCCATCCCTGGAACCGCTCCTTGACTAGGTTGGAATTGTTGTACGAAACCAGTTGAGGGCAAATATGACGATCACAATCAGCAGCAAACTTATCGTGATCAAATCTTTTGTGCATTGATCCTTTGTTCCCATAGAGGTTGTCCTTAATGTCATAAGGAGGATCAAGATAAACAAATACATTTTTCTGATCAGTCAGCATATCTTCGTATGACCAGTTAGTGATGTACCAGTCTTTAATTAACTTACCATACTCTGGGATCTTCTCAATACCATTCATAGAGAAGTTGCTAACACTTGCTTGTCCAGAAAAAGAAGAACTTTCGGTCAGACCAGAGAAGCTACACTTATTGATAATGTAGAAAGCAACTGCGCGGTAGAAGTCTTCTGCTTCTGGGTGATTGAGTTGAACTTTCATTTCATTAAAAAGTTCTCTACCTTTTTCATAGTATGCTTCTAGTTCTGCCGCAGTAGCATCGCTTTTATCTGGAACATCTCCAAGATCTTCTTTGTATCTTTTCAGACACTCATAAAGTTCTTGTGGTTCATCACGAAGGATAGACCAGAAAGTGTATAGAGGATTGTACAGATCATTCACCCAGATTTGAATGCCAGGATAACGCTTGGTAACTTCAAGTGCTACAGATCCACCACCAATAAAAGGTTCCCGAAACTCATGAAAGTTCTTCAGGTCAGGCATGTATTGAAAGATCTTGGGAAGTGCTCTACTCTTCCCGCCAGGATATCGTAAAGGTGTTTTAAGAGATTTCAAAGTCTGGGGCATGGTATTTTAAATATTCACGAAAAGTTAGTTTCATTTCCTTCTGCGTCATACCACAATGGGCAGATGCAGCAGGTAGGTTCATTGTAGCACGAAACAATGCTTCATTTGCTTCTGCCACAGTTTTTGGTGTTGTTTTATTCATTCTCTACAACGCATTTTAGCATATTCAAATATTTTTCCTGGGATGTTTATACCCAAAGCGTTCTCGAAACCGTAAAATCCTGGTGAGGAGTTTGCTTCGCAGATCCTGTATCCATCTTCATGGAAAAGCAAATCAATCCCAGCAATATCAAGATCGAGAACTTTTGCCGTTTGTATGGCAAGGAGTTCCATTTTTTCATCAACATCATAACCTAATCCTTTACCTCCACGGGATATGTTTGCTTTGAATGATCCATCGGTAGCTTGGCGAAGCATAGCACCAACGACCCTACCACCAATAACGATAACACGAAGATCACGTCCCTCTGAAAATTGTACATATTCTTGGACGATCATACTGTTCTTGAAGTCTAACGCAGAAATTAATTCTGACAAGTCGGCAAATTGTTTCTTATTCTCACAGAGATAAACACCAGCTCCATGTGATCCAGTAATAACTTTTACCACACAAGGAAATCCTACTTGCTTTTCAACTAAATCAGGATTACTTGGAAAACGAGTAAGCATCGTTTTGGGTATAGGAAGTCCTGCCTGTGCCAAAATCTGATTAGCATACATCTTATCTTTTGCTGCGATGATCGCATCAGAGTTTGGCAGAGTAGGAACATTCAGTCTTTCAAACTGACGCAAGACGGACAAGTTATAGTTACCAGTAGCAGAACCTGTCCTAGCGAGTAAAACATCTGGGAGGCTAACAATCTCATTCTGGTAGCGGATTGATTTTCTGTCATCACGAGAAACAATAAGGTCAATTTCATCAGCATAAACAATCTTGAAATCGATTCCAAGTTGTTCTGCTTCTTCTAAAAATCTATCTCTTTCGTAAAGTTCTCTAGTCTTACGATTTGCTAGCATCCAGGTTTTCATTTGAATTCACAACTCATCATCAGTTCAGTCAGACATGCTAGCATATTTACTTCTTGATCGGGGACAATTGTAATGTCACGCATATATTTTGCGATGATCAATACTGCCTCGGGAATAGAAGCTGGTTTCAGAACATCATACAGACTGTCATAAACCTTACGCATCATCATACTGGGATCATTATCAAGATGCTGAACCACCCAGTTCTTTACAGTAGTAAATTCTTTCTTCTTCAGCGAAGTGAGTAGAGCGTCCAAATTGACATCAGCGACATCAACAAGAATAGCGGAACCGATAGCGCCAGTTGCAGCATAACGCTGACATTCGTTGATAAGACGGCGCCAGTCTGGGTAGTATCTCTTGACAAGTTTGGCGAGGACTTTATCTTCATATTCTACACACTCATGAGTAAGAATAGTTTTCAGGCGAGTAAAGAACTCTCCTTGGAGTTGAACTGCCTGGTCTGGTTTGATACGAAAATCAACAACAGTACAACGAGAATGAAGAGGTTCAATAATCTTGTTGATGAAGTTGCAAGTGAAGATGAAGCGGCAGTTGCCATGGAACTCCTCCACGGCGGTCCTCAAGGACAGTTGCACGTCGTTGGTGGTGTTGTCTGCCTCGTCGATGATGACGACCTTGTGGGACGCCCCAGAGGTCAGAGAGATGGTTGTGGCGAACTGCCTGACACGGTTGCGGACCGTATCGAGGAAGCGCCCCTCGTCCGAACCGTTAATGACAATATAGGACGCCCCGATCTCATGACATAACGCTTTGGCAATTGTGGTCTTTCCGACACCAGCAGTGCCAGTAAGTAGAAGGTTAGGGATCTCTTCTTGTGCGACAAATCCTTTGAATACTTCTTTGATGTTTTCTGGAAGGATACAATCTTCCACAATGGAAGGACGGTACTTTTCAACCCATAAAAACTCTTTACTCATTCTAACTCTCTCAAAATAGTTTGTGACACAATATTAGTGGCATTCAGTTCTGCCCGCATGTATTCTACACCATCCTCTGGTCTAGTGTGATCTCCACAAGTAAAGATGTCACAAACTGCTGTGCCATTCTCTGGCCAAGTGTGAATGCTGATATGACTTTCAGCAAGCAGAGCAACAGCTGTGACACCTTGCGGTTCAAACTTATGCGATTTCAAACTCAGTAAAGTAGATTTACACCAGATTGCTGCTTGATATAGAACATCTCTGATAAAACCTTCATCATCTAGATCATCAGCGGCACACCCCTTCAGGGTAAAAAGAATGTGTTTCAATAGTCACGGCTCCAATGCGATGTAATATTTAAGGTCAAGATTTTGATTAGTCCATTCGGAAATCAAATGTTTGGATACCTTAACAACATAGTCACCAGGGAACAGACGGATGTTTTCAATCTTAACATCCAGTGAATAATCGCCAGTACAATCACCAGAAATGGATTGCTCGTAAGTATTGCTGGTATCATTCTCTTTGTCACGAAGGATGAGTTTGATTTCTTTAGAACCTTCCTCAGATTGGAAAGTCAGATCGGGCAGACTATAAACGGCAGATGCTTTCTGAAGTGCCACAAGATCTTCACCAGTCAGATTGAATTGAAGATCAGCACCAGGAAACTTTACATTCTTTTCGGGTGCCGACTTCAGCGTAATCTCTGGATCTGAAAAATAGTAACGAGCAGACTTACCACCGCCACGGATGCTGACAAAATCGCTAGAGGAGAAGTCAAGTTCAGGACTGTCAAACAAAGTGATGCCAGAAAGAAACTGACTGAGATCATAAATTGCGAAGTCCATCGGGAATACTTCTTCACTAGAGAACGCTGCCAGTATGTTCTCCGCATTGCTAATAGTGCGTACTGTGCTTCCCTTTCGGAATACGATGGAGGAATTGATACTGGAGAAGTTTTTGAGGACATCAAAAGTTTTTTTGGATAGGGTTACTTTACTCATCGGGTGTAATCTTCACGAACAGCGTTTTTATCATTGAAGTTCAAAAGCAGAACTGCGTAGTGTAGAACTTTCATAATGTCCATCCTAGCAGATCCTTTCCTGTCATAACGAGAAGCATACTTGAGGATGTTGCTGCGACAGAAAGCTTCTCCATCGCCACATGCTTCAATCAAATCCAGAGTTTGGATTTTGTCGTCACCAGCAGAGTAATGCTGTTTGTAAGTATTCATAATGTATTCACGCAGTTCCTCCAGGATTGCGTCTTCATTGTATTTGAAATTCATTTCACTTGTTCCAGATCATTTGGATATTACTATGGTAGCATTCTTGAACGTTACCGTCAAGGTCTTTGACAAATAACTTCAGACCCTCGCCACCTAGGATCTTTACGGTCTTGCCGTCGTCAAGGACGGCAAGATGATTTACATACCCGTGGAATGTATCAGAACGGGTCGCTGACATTCTCTTCCTCCTTGGTTTCTACCTTAGCATCAATCTTATCATACAGTTCGATGAAAGATTGCTTGGTCTCATCATCAAAACGATTGACACAGACCTTGATAGCTTTGATACGATCCTGCCAGATAGCGTAGGCACGGATGATATGGACCAGGCGGCGGGTGGAGATCACCTCATCAATACCACCATCCTTGAAAGTTTTACGGATAATGTCTGCCCAGTTGGCAAGGTTCTCGCAGAACTCTTCATCAACAGCATTCAGAGCAGCAGATGCTTTCTTGAGAATGGTGGTCTCTACAGTAACCGTAGGATAATCTTGCTCAAAGGTGAGAGCAAAACGCTCAAGGAATGCTTCGTTCAGAACGTTGGTGCCGATGAAACGTCCATCTTCAGAACCCTTGCCCTTGGTATTGGCAGTAGCGAAGATGTTGAAACCAGCAGCAGGTTGGATGAACTTGCCAATCTTCTTCAGGAAGACACCCTTGCCTTCAAGAATAGATTGAAGACACAGGATCTTGTTGGATGCCAAATCAACCTCATCCAGCAGCAGGATAGCACCCCGCTCAAGAGCTTCGATCACGGGACCGTTGTGCCACACAGTCTCACCATTCACCAGACGGAAACCACCAATCAGGTCATCCTCGTCGGTCTCGATAGTGATATTCACACGGATCAGTTCTCGCTTGAGTTGGGCACATGCTTGCTCAACAGAGAAAGTCTTACCGTTACCAGACAGACCAGTAATGAAAGTAGGGTAAAACAGACCAGATTGAATGATCTTCTTTACGTCAGAGAAATTCCCGAACGGGACATAATTGCCATCACGGTCAGGAATAAGGTTTTGTTTTTCCCGAACGGTAACACTAACAGCAGCAGGTGCTTTGTATGCTTGCTCAAGCTTTTCTTGAACAGTCAGGTTCCAAGTACTACGTTTCACATAGAAATCACGCAGTCGCTTGGTAGCAGTAGCATAAGTAATACCAAAGACACCACAAGCATCTCGCACTTGAGCAGCGTTAATATCGTTGCCGAAGTTGCTGGACAGGTAAGAAGTCAGTTGCTCGGTAGTAACGTCAGATTTGGCAGGCATTTGGGTCATTTCGTTGATGAACTTATTATAGGGCAGGTAGGGTGGTTTGGCGTCAGACCCAGGACGGTTTGCGAAGTGGCATACGCAGGTAGTTAGATGCCACCCATGGTTTGCTGGCAATATACATTTTGTATGCCGTGAAGGTGTCAATACTCGTGTCTAATTTATACTCATCTGGCATAGCTCTGGCAAATGGTGTCACTTCTGTGATCTTACCTTTGGGGAAAAGATAATATGCTTCCAGCAAAGTATTGTAGCAAGAATGAAACTTACCATAGCGAACAGAGTATTCATCGCATAAATTCATACCCCATTTGATCAACCAGTAGGCATTATCAATAGTTTCAGCTGCCCATTTGGTGCAGGGATGATTACGAAAAGCACCTTTCTCTGTGCGATATGCTACGCCATCTGTCTTGTGCAGATCCCCATACGAATGATACCACTTGGACGCTACGATGGATAACATCTGGCAGCATTCAAGTGGCATCTTAACAATATGTTTATCTGGCAAACAAATGGCACTCTCGGCAGGAAATGGCGATGTGACAAAAATGTTCATATCAGAATTGATATTCAGTATTACCTATACGCACTATTTTAACACCAGCGCGTCTTGCTGATTCCAACTGTGTGTAGATGTTTTCATCATAATTTACAGTTGATACTGGTTGCACTGGATCAATATTAAATTTTTGATACAAACTAGTGAAAGAATTTGGACGATCAACTTGCTTTGTAACTGACTTAACGTATGCATTCAAAGATGATAAGAAATCTTTTCTAACAGTTATCATGTTATAAGATTTATTTTTTCCAGTTGCTCTTTGTTGCCAATTAGCAATAGGAAAATGTGTTTTTATTTTGGGATAATTTGTTTGTAAAAGTTTTTCTACTAGTTGTGCCGAACCACGATTGGTTTTCATTTTAGAAACTTCACTAATACAAAGTTCATAAAACTTATCTAGTTGTGCTTCTGTTTGATCGTATTGTGTTCGTAGAACATAGTTGATAGGATTGTCTTTAAAATTTTTTCGCATGATTAGGGCATCATTTATTCAATAGGGATATTATATAGGAAAAAAACAGGACTGTCAAGCAACATAGGCAACAAATGAGTTCAGAAGTTTTTTGTTGGTGGTCTTAGAGTTCAGCATCTTTTTGAATGCCTTGGTAATATCACCTTTCTTGGCACCACTCTCTACATCAAATACTGCACTCTCTTCCAAGGAACTGTTACTAATCGCATAGAGAGCGGTGAATGCTTTGGGGTGAGGGATGATGGCAGACTTCTCTTTCTTCCACTGCTTCTGAACTTCACCATAGTGGGCAACGTCAGCATAGGAACAAACGAAATTGGAGAGTTGGGAACCAGAAAGAATACGGAAACCCAACACATTCACACCAGGGTTACGATCACGTAGCTGCTGAATAAAAATATTGGTGTTACCATCCCAACCTTCAAAAGGTTTATAAACACGACCAGTCTGACGATCACGCAAACAGGTGCTGTTGTCTAGACGGCGAGGACGAACATAAGAATGATCACGGTATTCGTCATACAGTTTTCGACCGTAAGAAGTCTGACAAGCTTCACCATCAGAGAGAATACAGACATTCACTTTCTGTAGATCGTTCTGTTTCTTAAACTGAGGAATGATGTAGTTGAGCATCACAATACCCTCATTCAGAGGAGTGCCTGACAAACCAAGACCAGTAGTAGCAGAGTAATAGGTGTGATAGGTATAGGTGTATGCCTCTCGGAAAAGATTGCGGCACATACGCTCATAGTCTTTACCGTTGGAACGAGAAGAAACAAAATTCACCAGATGGAACATACCTTTCTGGAGATACACTTTGCCTTCGTGACAACCATTAGCGGCAAAGTATTCATCGTTAGAAACATATTCTGATTTACCTTCCTTGATACGGCGAACAGGGAAGTAATCGTTCGTGAAAGCATACACCTCAAACGGGATCTGAACTTTCTTACAGAAGGCAGTAAGGTTCAGAAGCTGTTTGACAGTAGCAAAGATCTCACGCTGCATCGAACCAGACCAGTCCAGAAGAAACAGCAGACCATGGTTCTTACCGTCAGGAAGGATCGTAACTTTCTTGAAGATATCTTCGTTGTAAAGATACGTGTGAAGTTTGGTCGTGTCAAGCACACCAGTCTTGGATTGACCAGCGCGAGCATAAGCATCGGCAGACTTGCGGCACTCAAACTCTTTGACAAGGTAATTTACTTCTTTCTGTGATTGCTTACGGAAAGATTGATAGTCAGCATCAACACCGTCGTAAGCAGTCTCAAGCAGAATATCATTAAGACCTTCACGCTGCTCATCAATCCAGTCATGAACTTCAGTCCAGTCAGCAACATAGTCCTCAAGAACCACACTATCTGGGATCTCAACATAGTAAGTATTACCACCAGAGAAAGTGTTAGTCAGACGTTCAGCAGCACGATCAAATGCGTCTTGAGTTTTAGAACTCTCATCGTCACCATCATCACCAGCAGCATCAGCATCCTCACCTTTCGGTTGAGTAGCACCACCAGTCTGCTGACCTTGTTGATCAGAATTGCTGGAAGGTTGGTCTTCGTCAGCATCACCTTCTTCGGGCTCATCATCACCCCCAAATTGAGTGGAACCACCCCCACCTTGAGTGGTCTGGTCAATATCAACATTAGCATCAACTTGCTCCATCTCCTTCTCTTGCTTGCTGAATTCATACACATCTATAGCAATCTGAAGCACTTGATCAAAGGTCTCTGCTTCATCAGTGCGAGTGACAAACACTTGTTCATCAGCAGCAAAAGGAATGAAAGCACTAGCACCAACCTTGAAGTGAAGATTGATACGGTCAATCAGACTGTAAGTATTCAGATCATCATTAGCAATACCAAAGAAATCTTGGGCATTCAGTTCTTGATACCCACCAGCAAAAGACTTACGCAGACCAGGATACTTACGCTTCATCAGCTTCTCGATACGTGCATCCTCAATCACGTTGATAAAATCTTTAGGACATTCTGCCTTGGCAGTCCAATCTTCGTTAGGAGTGAAGAGAGCGTGTCCCACTTCATGACCCACCAGCATATCATAAACGACGCTAGAAGCACGGTCCCAGTTAGGAAGGGTAAGCACACGGGTCTCAACGTTGAAGCACGCTGTAGGGCAGTTACGGTGCTCTACAACGAGGTTCTCGGTTGCTAGCAGTCGGGCAAGGTTGCCTTTGATTTCTTGGCGGGTCATGGGTCTCTTTTGCTGATGTGGTAAGCATAGCAAAAGGGGCACCCCCTTGGAGGCACCCCTAGTCCAGTTCCGAAACTGTCTGCTGGATGACGGAGAAGTTCTTTTCCTTCACCGCTGTAATTGTTCTATCAAACTTTCCTTCTAGTTGTTCTCGATGACTGATGACATATACATTTGTATTATCATCAAAGTTTCGTAGGATCCAACCAAGATCACTACCACCTTGCTGATCCAAGGAACTGTCGAAGATCTCATCTAGAATAAGGAGGTTAGTATCCACGCTATTCTTGAGCTTAGCAATAGCTCTCCAAGTAAGCAACAAAGCAATATCAATCCTAGCTTTCTCTCCTTCGCTGAAACTATCATAAGAAAACACATCACGATATCTGGATTTGATGATCTCTTCAAAGTTCTCATTCAGCGTGAAATTCACATAGAAGTCCATACGTTGAAGATATTGATTGATCAGTTGGTTCATCGCTGGGAGATAGGTTTTGATAATCCTGGTCTTGATCCCGTTGTCTTTCAACAACTGCGATGCCACTAACAGTGTATCACGTTCTTTCTTGTAGTCAGCAAAGGTCTTGCCCAAATCTTTTTTATTCGTAACAAGTCCTTCAAGTTTGACGAACTCTGCTTTCTTGTCTGGGTTAGTTTCTTCCAGTTCTTTGATCTCGGTTTCTATATCACCGATTGTTTTTCGTATGGAAGTAATCTGATAATTCGCTTGAGTAATAGAAGAGTTGAAGCCAAGTATAATTTTTGATAGTCTTGCGAATTCATTTTCTCGCTCCTCTTCTTTTGCAATGGCATCTAACAGATCTTCAATACCAGTCTGAAGATGATTTAGTTCTCCTTCCCCCTCAGCAATCTTACTCTGTCTAAAATCTTCACTCAGATCTTGAGTACAGGTAGGGCACACATGGTTCTCTGCAAAGAACGCATGTTCTTTTTGACAAGATGAAAGTTTTGATTGAATTTTGAAGAGAAAAGTGTTCAACTTCTTCAACTTAGAGGAAGAATTTGATAGTGCTTCCATTTCTTTAGAATGTTTTTCGACTTCAGAAGTCAGACGCTCAATTTCATGATGCTGTGTGTTTTCATCTGCTAACAATACAGCAATCTTATTTTGCTTACGGTCAATCTCTTCCTTGGTCTTCTTCTCCAGTTCAAGCATATACTTTTTCTGAAGATCAATCTTCTCTTCAAGAAGGTGAAGTTCGTAATCAAGGTTCTTGATCTCTTCGTTATTCTCTCGGACTTTATCTTTGAGAAGAATATTCATCGTAGAGAATACTTGAATGTCAAGGATATCTTCGATGATCTCCCTACGTTGTGCCAGAGGCAAACGCATGAAAGGAACAAACGTTGAGGAACCAAGCACCACAATTTGGGTGAATGATTTGTAGTTCAGTTTGAGAACGTTTTGTTCAAAGTTCTTTTGCTGATCTACAACCGTACTCTCTTGGTTCCACAACTGATCGTTACAGTAGATCTCAAATTTGTTTGGTTTGATCCCACGAACCACTTTGTAATCATTCTTGCCGATGCTAAATTCAATTTCGGTAAGACAGTCTTTTTCGTTGATACTATTAACCAGCAGTGGCTTGTTGATCTTACGAAATGGTTTTCCAAACAAAGAGAAAGTAAGAGCATCCAGAATGGTGCTCTTGCCAGCTCCGTTGGAACCGATGATTAAATTTGTTTTTGCTGCCTGCAAATCCACTTCACTAAAAACATTTCCCGTAGAGAGAAAGTTTTTCCATCGGATCTTTTTGAAAATAATCATTCTAAATCATCGGGTGGGATCAAAAGGTCATCAGGAGTTATGATGGAGAATCTGTGTCCTCTCTCTTGACATGCTCCTATTATAACATGGTCGTCAACTTCCACAATCTGCATTGGCGGATAATCAACATCTTCTTGCAACATCATCAAATATCTGTCAGCATCGTCTTCTTCTTGAAAGATAGGAATAACTCTGTCTTCGTGTTCGTCAAAGACAGAATATACACCATCTGGTTGATCTTCCAAAGTTACGATGAACATTTTAGGAAACGTTGCAACTCTCAATATATAGAGATCTCATAAGTGTCTTGAGATCGGACTTGCTTACGGACATTTCTACTTCATCAATATACTCATTCAGAAGTGTCAATGTATCTTTTGCGGAGATATCAATGTCGGTTTTGCTGTCTTCGCTGACAAGATTTTCAACAATCTTGACATCATGAACGCCTACGTTGTAAAGACGATCAACCAGTGTTTCGAACATTTGGTAGTCTCTCTTTTCATCAACGACGATCTTGATGTATTTGTCTTTATAATCAGACACATCTTGTTTGTTGTAATCTGCTTTTGTGTCATCGTAGATGATCTTGTCGAAGATTTCAAACGGGTTTGGGATATACTCAAGTTTATCACTTTGAGTATCGTAAATATGAAATCCACGGGTGTCCTTGTAATCATTCCAATACATCTGATAGGGATTGCCAAGATACTGAACGTTTCCTTTCTTTGAGCGATGGTGGAAATGTCCAGACCACACACGGTTGAAACGATGAAACAGTTTTGGATCCATGCCATGATCCATCGTCATTCCAGGTGTAACTTCAAATCCATTCAATTCTAAATGACCACAGCAAATATCAGCATCGGAAGTTTCAAGTAGCTTCAAGACATCATCACGGTTCTCTGCGTTGATCCAAGGCAACATCAAGAACTTCTTACTACCTATTGTAAGATGCTTTGGTGAAGCATAAATGCTGATGTTTGAATAGTTCTCCAGTAAGAGTTCAGGTGAATTGATACGGTTGGTATTCTTATAATAAGTACAATGATTACCAAGAAGCATATGAACTTTGTAACCTTGCAGTTTGTCAAAGTAATGCTCCTTTACACGATGGAATGTATTGAAGTCCATTGACTTGCGATTGTCAAAGGTATCTCCAAGGTCAATAATATGAGTAACTTTTTTCTTCTCTAGTGTAGGAAAGAATACCTCATCATAGAACTTCTGAAAGAAATTCCAAAACGCCAGAGATCCTTTGCGTCCATCAAGGTGCTGGTCAGTGATCAGTGCGATCTTCATAGTTTGCCTCCAACAGTTCCATCGTATTGAATAGTTGGGTCAGGGAACCCTTCTTGTTTTGCTCGTAGATACCAACGGGTCGCAGAGATAAGGTGTTCCTTACTGAGTGTGGTGAGGATGCCCTGACCTTCTTTATCGTAGCTAGACCAAGTTCCAAAGCGTTTCTGTTCGACACGGAAACATTTATCAATCCATTCATAATCACTCATCGGTTCATTCGGTTCTCAATACTTTCTTTGATAGTTCCCATGTCAGAATAGGAAGCGTTCATACCAGACATTGTACCATCAAATGTGTCAGTGTGCATTACTTCGTCATATCCTGAACGCTCAAGGATCTTTCCTTTGATCTCAAGCTGTTTCTTTTCTTTCTGAATGCGACGAAGAAATGCGTAATAGATAATTTGTGTGAAATAAGCAAACGGATTGGTTGATTTTTCTGGATCAAAGTTATCAATATACTGTAAGCAGTTTTCAATCCCATCACAAATCATGTCCTCACGGAACATGTAATTGACAAAGTTTGGTTTATAGGATAGGTGCGTGGCAATCTTCAAGAAACACTCACCCAAATAATTGGTTACTCGTGGTCGAGGTTTTCCCGCTTCCTTCGCAGCAATGACCTTAGATCGGTACTCACTGATCGCAGCAAGAAACTCTTTGTTATTGACGTAATTTTCTGTCTGTTTTTTTCTTGTCATTACTGCGAATGTCACGGTTGTCTCACATGATTTGTATCAAGTATAGCATCGTATCGTTCAATTGTAAAGGGGGCTTGACACGACCTCAGAAACCCAGTACAATAACTCTGTCAAGGGTTCAAGGGAAATAAAGCTTTTAACTTTTCTTATAGATATCTTCTAAAGATTTTTTCACTTCCTTGATAGATCCAAGATATCCAGATCTACGAGGGAGTTTGGATCCTTTGCCAACAAGCGTTTTGGCGCTCTCTAATTTTTTGAGGGTTTTGATATAAAACTCTTCAATTGTTTCATCTAGTTCAGTCATCGTGAGAATGTGATCTCGTTTGATAATAAACATATCATCAAATGTAGCAGAGATCCATTCTTTTAGAGAAAAACCTGTGACTTCCAATTGACCTTTTTTTTGTTTAGCTATTTCAACTGCCAGTGGTCTGTCCAACATAACTTTATCTTCATCTGGAAGGTAGCAAACTTTAGCTACTACTTCTTCACCTGATACTAATTTGAGTGTCGCATAAAATTCTTCTTCCATATTAACTTGCTCGTAAATTTACTCTTATAACCTCATACTTAAAGTTTTCTTCATTGTAAATATTAACTCTTTCATTTAGATGCTTGAGAGTATAATTTTGTCCTCCTATGTCATCAGCAATGTCGTATAAAGTTGCGATGTCTTTTCCTTCACCTTTACGCAATACACGTCCAATAGATTGTAAATTTCTGATGCGCGATTTACTTGGTGAAGCGAATATAATATTGTGTAGCCTTTTGATATTGATACCTGTTGAGAACGTACCGTATGAAGCAATGATCACAGCATTGTTTTCACTTTCGGTAATCTGACGGACTTGTTCTCTATCTTCAACATCAGTCCCACCATGAACAAAAAATATTTTTCGTGTGGGGTCTATTGTGCTATTTATCAAATCAAAAAGTGGTTCCCCGTGCTTCTCCACATAATTGAATAACACAAGTGTATTACCATCAATATCTTTGACGAGATTTTTGATCAGATTATTTCTACCACGATGTTGTATTAGATACTCAATTTCATCATGATAGCTTTCAAAGTATTGCGGAGCATGTTTACAAAGTAGTACTTTGATCCTAAATTTAGATAGGTGCCCTTCACGTATCAAATCATCTGTTTTTGTTACACGCTCACAATCTCCAAATAAACCTTCTAATACCCACTTATGTGTTTTACTACCGTCAAGGGTGCCAGTAAATCCAAATCTATATTTTGCATTATGAAGTTTTGTCATAATACCTGTAAGTGACTTAGACTTGAATAGATGTGCTTCATCACCAATTACACAATCAAAATCATCGAAGTATCTTTTAGGAAACTTATAGATTGATTGCCAAGTAGAAATAATAATTGGTTTATCAGTATTCTTATCTTTACCAGAGTAAATCTTATGAACATGATCATCAGCATTCCACCCATAATCTTTAAAGTCATTGACCATTTGTTCTACGAGGGACGTAGTAGGGACGATGATGAGCGTTTGCTTGTTGGTAGCAGTATAGTATCTGACGAGGGAATAGATCATCAAAGACTTTCCAGATCCAGTAGGAGAAAGAAGTAGTTTGCGATTATTCTTTATTGCTTCATAGACAGCATTGTATTGATACTCTCTTGGAGTAATTCCTTCTCTGGTGATCTTGTCCATAAAGGTTTTGATACCAGCAAGAGAAACAAAGTCATTGGTTTCTTCAACATCGCCATACCAATCATTCTTTTCGTACTGTATAGTATATTGACGCTCCTCTGCCCACACCTGAAGGTGTTTCATCAAACCACCATATAGTTCTCCAGTTCCAGGAGAATACAAACGAATAGTTCCATCCCAGTATTTGTAACGGGGATTTTTCTTCAGGAACTTTGCTTCTGGAACTTCAAAAGTAAAATAGTCCGAAAGCTCCATATGAACATGGGGCTCTGCGGACTGAATGGTTACATATACTTCGTTCTTCTTCTTAACAGAAAGGAGTGTCATTATTGTCCATTGATAAATTTCTCCCACTCAATGGCACTCTTGATCTGAAATCCTCTGTTTGTAATTTGCTTCATGACCTGATCCAACCAGTACAACATCTGGTCCAGATACTTGATCTTTGCCTCAATATTGATGATATCATCATCGCTCTCAAGGTATGTTTTCATTTTTTCGGAAGTTTGAATTCTTCCACCAAATGGTTTTTCTGCATAAACACGAGCATCAGCTTCTCCTGAATAGTACTCGCGTTTTTCTTTTACAAGCTTTCTGATTTCAAACTCCAGAGAAGTTTTGATCTGTGAGATGTCAGTGTAGTGGTGTAAGTATTTATTATGTTGGAAAGGGATGTCTAAAGCAAGTTGTCCAAGATCTGTGCTATACTGTTTGTTCTTGAACTGAAAATCTACTGCGCTATCCTCTGCCCATTCTTCTCTGAGTTTTTCAAATTTATTACGAAGAGTTTCAAAATTCATAGGATCTTAAAGTTTTTATCACGTATAAAGAACTGTTGATGTTTAAAAGTTACATCTGCAGTGAGATACTCAACATCTGTCATTCTAGCATCAAATGATAGTCCAGATAGTTGAATTGGGAATACATTTTGAAAATCCACAACAAAATGTGGATTAAATGCCGAGGTTACAATATGCAGTTGAGCGTTTGAATATTGATCTTCTGTTGGTGTATTGGATCCACTATCTGCTCTTCCATTTCTACGAATCCAATTGTGAATAGAAATATAATTTTCTAAATCCTCATCAACAATAAAAGTTAAATTTAAATCACCAAAAGAAACTCCTCCACTAGGAATCATGGGAAGATTTCTGAATGGAGAAGGTATCTCTGTTGTTGGCATAGAAATATCTGGAACATTTGCTGATTGACAGAAAAAATCAGTTCCAGGAAAAATATCCAACTTTAAAATAAAACCAACAGGATTTAAAAAATTCCTATTTTTCGGTTGCTCATTATACCATTCAGCAGACATATCAACTTCCCAAGCTACTGTTATTTATCCTTGAGCAATTCCTCTATTCTGTGACGCATATTGGTACTTTCTTGCTTCATGTAATCTCTTAGAGAATAACCACGTTTTCCTTTGAGGATACATGTTCCTTGGTAGAACATGGTAGCAGCAAATACTAGTAAGAAAACTATTCCTATTATTTCAGGGTAATGTTGAGCCATGGTAGTAGTGGGGGAATGACGCCAATAAGTCTTAGAAGTCCTTCAGCAAATAGAGCAAGAACCACCCAACCAACGCACATAGAAATAACGGAAGCATTCCTATTGTGCCTTCGTATAGCAGCATCAATCATCTCCTGACATTCTTTGTGTGTTACTAATTTCTCTGGTGATATTTCTTTCATACGATGTGCCATAATTGTTTTCCCATTCTGGTTCATACAATGGGCATGGTTCTTCCATTAAAACATTCATTTTTGCCCGAGCTACTCTTTGATAAAGATCATCTAAGACCATTCATCTTCCTCCTCTTCATCCCATACAATATAAGGACCATGCTGCATACGTTCTAACTCTTTAGTTTTTGCCGCAAAAGAAGCAGTCTCTCCTACCCATAGTGCCATCTTCATCACGATAAAAATTACCGCAAGAGGAGACAAACACAATAATAAGATAAGAGAAGATTGGTTCATGAGTGATATTCGTTCAGAATGTCTAGTATTCTATCCAGAGTATAATTAGCACCATCATTCCAGTCTTTACCTTTGTTGATAAAAATTCCGTCATGCAGTGCCGTCTTCATTTTATATACTCTTGCGAGCATGTCAACTCTACTCATCTTTCCTCGTGGCATAACTTAACAATAACGCATTTTACTATTTACAAAAAAAGGGACCCTTTTGGGGTCCCTGTGTGTTGAATTGTGAATGGATCACATGAGGTTCTTAACAAGTACTCTTCTGTAGTACTGGTTACGTGATGCGGTGAGGGTCTCAGCATCTGGGGTTCCGTTTGCCTGGGTGACAAATGGGTTAGCAACCATTCCGTAACGGGTCTTGAAGCCAATCTTTGGCTGGAAGGTGTTAGGATCAATGCTGCGTAGCATCTGGAGGGGAACATATGGGCAGTAGAATAGTCCTGCGTCATATGGTGAAGAACCCTTATAACCAACAACGTAGTAGTGGTTGCTGGAAACGTTTGCCGAATAAGGATCAACATAGACCTTGATACGACCGTTCATGGTTCCTACTAGGAGGTTGCCAGTGTCATCTACTTCACCGATGGAAGGACCACCAGCGCCCGAGAGACCTGAAGAATAATCAAGGGTGCCGCTCATAGCGAGAGCAGAAGCAACATCAGCAGAAGTGATGATGAAGTTGCCCTTACCACGACGGGTTTGCTGAGCAATAGCGTTAGCATCGCGCTCAACTTGGAACATGAGACCCTTGAACTTCTCAACTGACCAGCGACCGTTTGAATCAACGTCGAGGTCGAAGATACCAGCGTTAGCAACGTTGTTCTGAGCACCAGGCTTAGCAACGGTATAAACGGTACGAACGACTTCGCGGTTGATCTCAGCGAGGATTTCGCTGGAGAGTAGGTTAGCGAGTTCTTGCTCAGCATCAAGACCATGGATTGCCTTGAGGTCTTGTGCTAGCTCTAGGGTGTATTCTGCCTTGAGAGCTCTGGTACGTGCTTGTACCGAAGTCTTCTCGATGCTGAAGCTCATTTCGTTGAATAGAGCACCAGCGCCAGAACCTAGGATTTCAGCAGTCTCACGAGGAATAGCGGTTGAACCACGCTCGTAAGTACCAGCAGGTGAATCATTTAGAAGACCTGGGTTAGCATCTGCGTTTGAAGGATTGACAGTACCACGAGGATGGGTGTCATCACCACCAGCAGCATTGGTCTGGTTATAAACAGCAGAACCAAGTGAGGAAGCAGAGAAATTGCTATCAGGCTCGTCGTAGAGAGCTTCTGGACCAGCACGAAGAGCTGAACCATTTTCCTGATAGTGATACTTCATCGCAAAGATGAGTCCAGTAGGACCGCTCATTGGTTGAACACCGCAGATATCATAAGCAACGAGGTTAGGCATTGCTCTGCGGATTAGGGAGATCATGACAGGATCGAAACCTGCGAGACCACCAGTTTGGGTTCCTAGTGCGCTACCCGAAAGTGCGTTGGAACCGATAGCACCAACAGTGTTGGATGCTTCGTTGATCATACCACGCTCTTCGCGTAGTGCCTTTTCTGTGTTTTCTAACAGAACAGCAGTAACAGCCTTTCTATAATTGTCCTTGATAGCGCCAGCGCCTTCATGACCTAGAACAGGTGACCACTTTTCGGTTAGAGCTTGTGCGTTAAACATTTGTTTGCTCCGTTTGAAAAATAGGGGAATTAACGAATTATCAGTTACCCCAGCGGTTGAGTGCTTGGAGGTATGCTGCCATCGCTGGAGATACTTCCTGACCCTCTACTGGTGTTTCATCTACAGTCTCTACTGGGGTTGCGACTGACTCTTTAAAGTAAGACTCCTTGATGGTTTTTACCTTCGCGGCGAATGACTCTTCCGAGACGAAATCTAGACCTTCAGCAAGTGCTGCTAGTTTTTCTTTCTGAGTATCTGCGAGTCCTTCCGAAACAGTGTTCAGAATGTTGATTTTGGCAGTCTCATTCAGACGATTTTGTAGTTTCACATTAGCCTTAACCTGTTCGTCGAGGCGCTCTTCCATTTCACGAATCGATTCAGCCATACCTTCAACCACATCGATCTTCTCGTCTGGGATTGAAATGTAGTGCTCTTCAAAGAGACCCTTAAGACCTGCGATGAAGTCTTCGGTAATCTCATTTCTGATACCACGGTCGATGGCTACTTGGTTCTCTTCCATCCATTGACCGATAGCGTAGGTCACAGTACCATTAACTTCTTCGGCAAGTTCGTTCTTGATTGCTTCAACTTGCTTATCTAGTTCGTTGGCAAAGTGCTCTACAAGCTTGTCATACTCTGCGTTGAGTTTTGCTGTTACTGCTGCTTCAAAGATTGTCTTTGCTTTCTCAGCAAACTCAGTTGAGAGTTCTGTGCCCTCAAGGAGAGCATTTACGTCGTCGGTCATGTCAATTTCAAATCCAGCTTTGATTGGATAGGTGACATTTCCGCCCATTTTAGTGATGCCGTATGCTGCGGCAACATTTACTGTTGGTTGAGTTCCTTGATCGCCAGCATCTTTCTTTGCTGCGAACTGAGGATCACCAGAAATTTGCGAGATAGGTGCTGCTGCTTTCGCACCAGGGTTCTCTTCACCATCTTCATTATTGGAATGAAGAGGCGCGGAAGTTGAACCGCCTAGATCAGCAGGAGCTGATTGACCGATCGCAACTGAAGGTTGGACGGTAGGAGCAGGATCTTTGCCGCCAGCCTTCGCAGTCTGAACGTCAGAAACCTGTGAAGGGTCGCTACCAGAGCCAGGAATTACAGAAGCTTGAACAGTTGGCATAGGATCGCCAGCTTCAAGAATCACCTTTTGCTCGGTAACGAACTCTTCAAACTTTTCGTTTAGCATATCTGACATTTGAGTTTACCTCGTAATTTCCGTATAATTATTCTAAGTTTATTTATGAAATCAAAGATTTGAGAGAAAATGCTCAAAGACTTTGAGCGTTCTCGCTTCCATATTTTGACGAGTTGCCTCATCAATATACTTGCGGTATTTATCTACTTTCGCTTCCTTGAGAATTCCGTTGTCCCAAATCCACTCTTTTCCTTCCATGATGCCATTCACAAAAGCATCTGGTGCGGAAGGATCTGCTACAATATCAGCAGCGGTGGTTAGGAAAAAGTCATCGCGGACAATCGAGATATCCTCTCTCTTGTCAATACTTCCCATGCCACGAGAAGAAACACCAAGTTGTACTCCTTCACCAAGAAGTGACTTGGCAATCTGTCCCATGGGGGTATCTAGAATTTGTGCCTTGCCATAGAAGTTGTGTCCTTCTGCGCGGAGTTCAACAATTCTATGTGACACTCTATCAAGATTGATAGTAGGACCATCTGGGTGTCCTAGTTCTCCAAGAGCTCTCTTTGACTTTACATATTCTTCGTTGTATCTCTGAACCTCGCGGTTGAGAACATCAAAAGGATACATACGACCGTTGCGGTTCTTGAGTTCAGACTGAAGAAAAACTCCCTCAATATAAAGAAGCTTCTTTCCGTTCTTTTCTTCTGTGAGAACTTTTACGTCCTCAATCTGTTCCGTTATCAGTTTCATCGGTTTCGGTTTCGGTTGGTTCGTCAAAGAAAGTTTTTGCTACCACTTGTTTGTAAGTTGCCATAGCATCGGATGCTTTAGCAAATAGCATGTCATGGATTGCGTCAATCGCAGATGCTCTGTCGTTATCGCTGATCTTGCCAACAATATCTACAGCACCCATTTCGTTATTATTTTCAGTCATGATAAGATAACAATATATTTTATTTAGACTTTGGCGTAGGTTTAGGTTGCGCCTTCATCTTTTCCATCTCTCGATCAAGATTTGCGTCCGCAGCTTCTTGCTCTCTAGCAGCACTATCTTGTGCCTGAATATTTGAAATTTCTGGACCAAATGCTGTGTTCTGCTGTGACATAGTATCCAGCATATTTGTCTGTGCTGGATCAATCGCAAGACCAGATGCTATCTCTCCCTTCATTTGCTTATCAATTTCCTTGAATTCTTTTTCAGTTTGATTGAGAATATGCTTACGGATATATTCAACAGAGAAGTATTTGCCAGCAAAAGGATCCATCTGCGTGACAATAGCAATACGCTGTGTCATCATTTCAATTTCTTTCAGTTCGTTGAAATGATTATCAAATAAGAAGTCGTATTGGATATGCTCTTTCATATCATCCCAATCTTCTGGTGAGATGATACCTTTGAGAATTAGCTGTGTCTTGAGAATATCTTGGAATAGTTCGCTGAAACGCTTGCGAAGACGACCGATGAACTTAGCAAACTTGAGTTCATCCCTGAGAACCTCTGTGGTCTTACCGAGATTAAACCCTTTATTGTCATCCGTAAGGCGGGAAGGTGGTAGGTTGAGTGAGTTGTAAAGTTTCTTTTTGAAATACTCAACGTCCTTGAGTTCGCCAAGGTTCTGACCGCCTGGGAGTGTAGTGATTTCAGTTCCTCTACCACCCTCACGACGAGGTAACCAGAAATCTTCAAGCATTGACATATGCTTTTTATCATCGCGCATCTCCCCAGTCGAAGAATCATATACAAGTTTATTTCTGTAGCGAGACATTACATCGCGGAGGTATTGCTCTGCTTTTACCTTTGGAAGATTACCAACATCGATGTAAAAAATTCTACGTTCTGGTGCGCGTGACAATCTGTAGATTACTAAACTATCTTCAATCATTCTCAATTGATTGAGAGACTTGATTGCCTTGTGGAGGAAGCTCAGCGTCATACGCTTATTCAGATCCTGTAGTCCAGAAGGAATAAAGGTGACGCTATCAACCGCCATCTTCACTCCTTGTGAAAGTGACATGTCACCAATTGGTCCTAGGACACCACCTTGATAGAAACCTTTCGGATTGAACAGATAATAATCTACGAATGTTCCATACTCATACTCAAGTGCTGTTCCTTTGATAGCAGCACGAGCAAGAGAATCTTTTGGTTTGTCATCAATCTTTTGGCGGACCTTCTTGATCTTCATCGGATCAATATAACGAAGTTCCGTAATACCTTTCTTTGGGTTGTCTAGATCAATTACTTTGTGGTAGAATACTCTACCATCAATATACCAGTTACGCACAATCTCATGTGCGCGATTGTCAAAATTTAAAAGTCTTTTGATATAATCAAATTCATTTCTGATTTTATTTTTTACTCCAGATCCAACATCTAGATTATCTAAGTTGATTTCTACTGGACTGTCGTTAGCATCACTAACTACAAATTCATTCACAACTTCATCAACAGCACTATCAACCTCTGGATGAAGTGCCATATCACGATAACGACGGATCAACTCAAACTCATTACGAGCCTGAGAAGCATTATCCGTTTCTACATACGTTCCATAATAACCACCTGCCGCAACCGCAATTGGTTCGTCAGCAGAAGGAGGCACAGGGGACTGACCCTTCTGTGCCTCCTTGCGATTAATTTGGAAGCCAAATAGTTGACTCATGATTACTTATTCAAATACTGCTTCCAACTATTTATCAACTATTAATTTGCCGCTTCTCCAATAGAGATGCTGCTTACACCCTGACGATCACCTGGCTCAGATGTCCAGTATGACATTTGGAATTCAACCGTGAATTCTTCTACCTGATCATTGCTATCATAAGCAAGATCAATCTGACCAACCGAAGTTGGGAAGCAGTGCCATAATTTATAAGTTCTTAGAATCTCGCCATTTGTTTCCCCAGTTTTCTCTAGTTGTCTGACAAATAGATCTGCCATGTATCCACCAGAGCTGCTTTGTGGTCTGAATAGTGGAGCTGTGTTTGCTTCATGACTGTTGATGTTGTCCATCCATTGCTCGAAGAAAGCACGGGATTTGAAATCTTTGTCGTTAAAGAATGTTACTGACCAAGTATCGAAAGTACGATCCCCAGCAATCTTAACAGTTCTTCCACGGAAAGGAACTTCAATTACACCGACGTTTGATCCAGGTAGAGCAGCAGATTTGCAAAGAATATTAACTAACTGCGAATCTTCGTTGCCGAGTCTTAGATCATCGGGAAAGACAATATCAACTAGGAACATATTGGGCTTTACACCTTGCCCAATAGTTTGTAAGAAGTTGCTTACATTTGATGGTTGCATTTTTAATTACCTCGTAATTTTTGTTCTAGTAATAATTATCTACCGATGACTTCAGCGAATGATACGCCAGTCTTAGTAGCAGTAACAGTAACGGTTACATAATTAATTGAACGGGTTGGCTTGAGATAGAGTTCTGCAATAAACTCGTTTCTATCAATCACTTCGGGAGTATTATTTGATTCGTCACATACAACTAGGAAATCTGTTAGACCTCTTCTTGCTTGAATTTCTGACAAGTAAGAATTGATTGAGGCAGAGAATCCACTTCTTGTTGTGAAATCATTTTGTTCAAATAGAACAGTCTTGGCAAGTTGCTCTGCTCTCTTCTCAACGTTGAGGAATAGACGACGAACGTTAATTCTATCAAACGCGGAAGGTGAAGCAAGAGCGGTCTTATCACCAAAGAGAACGGTTCCTTGACCAGGGAAAGAAACAACTGGGTTGATTCTATTTTGGTAAAGTTCGTCTCTATCTGCTTTATTTGGATTATATGCTAGTTTTACAACACCTCTAATTGCTCCTCTGTTAAGACCAGCTGGTGAGAACCAGTCATCTAGAGTTGCTGAAGTTCTAACACAGAGACCAGCAATATCTCCGTTGCAACCAATATAACGATACTTGTCTGCAAAACGATCATAGGTATATTTGATACCGCTATCTAGAACAGCATATGATGTTGAAGGTAGGGCACCCAAGAAAGCAATCGTGTTATCTCTTTGTGCAGTTGTGGTTAGAGCAACTCCACCAGAAGTTGCAATTTGATTTCCCTTATAAGGAGAAACAAAGGCAACACAATCTTTACGTGAAGTAGCAACACCAACTACAGCTTCTGCTTTTGATTTTGTATCTGCCTCTGTGGACATAGATCCACCCATGAGAACAAAATCAACTGTGCTTTGTTCTGTATCTAGGAACTGGTTATATGCTGCTTGGATTTCTCCAGTCGTGTATGCATAGTCATCGGTTCCACCAGAAAGATCAAATGTTCTTGTCTTACCGATCTTTAACTTTACTGGAGCTAATGCAGTAGCACCATATGATGCTGCAGCTGCTCCCCATGCAGAACCACTAGATTGAAGGTCTCCAGTAGCTAACTCTGCTCCGCTGTAAATGAAAGATGAAGAAAGATTTACAACATCTCTCCAGTATGAAGATGCTCCTTGAGCACTCTTACCATCTGATAACTTGGAAAGATAAGTAAATCTTTCGATAATGGTATTGGATGTCTCATCAACTACAGCAACATGCACTTCGTCATATGAGATATAACGCTCTGCAGCATATGCTGATGTTCCTGGACGAGGACCAATTGCTGAAAGTTTGATTCCAGTAGATCCAATTTCTGTATTTGAATACCATGGAACAGCAGTAACTCCAGAAACAGCAAAACCACCAGTATTGATGATTGCAATAGTGTTAGCGTCAATTACTTCATATACTGTGTG